TCCACGTCTTGAATGGGAAATTTGCAGCCGGAATACCTGCTTCAAGAGCAGCCTGTTCCAACATCACGCATGGCCCATAGTCACACCCAACGGAGATTTTTGCCCACGCCTTTGCTTCTTTCTCAATCCTCATTGCCAGTTCTTTTTTGAAAACTTCAACCTGTTTCTTTGAGATTTTCTTTGCCGTAGAATCCGCAAGTAGACACGTCACAATAGACGTGTAGCCGTTATCCCCATTGCTATGCGGCTGGTTGGCAGTCACTTTTCCCACCCACCAGTTGACGGCCTTTTCAATGGTTTCTTTTGCCAAAGTCATGATGCTTTCTGCCTTTCTTTAGAAGAGTTCTCTTATCTTTTCCGGCCACCGGCGCTGGCTCCGTTCCAGCTTGCAGATCATCGCCGCCAGCTGGATTGCTTCAACCGCCATGTGGACGGCGCGGTACTGCATTTCCTTCAGGTCTTCTTTCGGGATTTGCAAATCGCCCTTAACTTCGTTCCACAGGCGTTCTTCAATCCACCTGTCCAGCAGATAGCGTTCCACTTCCGCTTCGCTCATTTCCTCCCGGATCACAGCCCACCCTTCATGTGCGCTATGGAACATCGGAAAATTCTGGTTTGCGGCTCTCAATTCCTTTTTGACCAGCAAACGGACATCTTTTTCTACAGCATCCATTATTTTTCCTCCCGATTTTTAATCTGCTTGGCTTTCTCCGCTACTTCCTGGGCAGCCAAGTCCTGCAAGTCATCGTGCATCTTTTCGACGATCCTGCTCTGCCGTCTTGACATCAGCTCTGCTATTATTTCGTCCAGATCATTCGCCACGTCATCTTTGATATTCATAGGCGCGACCAACGCCCGAAGGATCATTCCGTCCTTCACAGCATAGATAAACCGGCAATCCTGATTGGTAGGGCGCACACAAATCTGCGCAAATTCCTTGTTCAGCTCGCCTTCCACCGGTTTCAGCAGTTCTGACCGAATGAACCAGACGCTGCCGTCAGGATTTCGCAACGCGATAAGTTCTTCTCCGTTGATAACGATCCGCGTCTTGATTTCAGAGGTAGTTCCTTCATGTTCCGGCTCGTCATCCCACCTCACGCCGTACAGTTTTCCGTCGATGGTGTATTCTTCATGGTAGAAGATGTTCTTCATCTTCTTCTGCGGAATGCCCAGCATAGCGCCCAGCTCTCCCGCGTCCTGTGTTCTGGGATAACCGTCCATACAGTAAAAGGCACTCCCCGTGCCGACAAAAATTCTGCCGCCGTTGTTGATTACCTCACAATGCCCGCAGTTTTTGATCTGGGCAGCCAGTGCGGAAAGTTTCATCTTTTCACCACCTCCACGTCAGGTTTTTCCGTTTCCTTGAATCTCGGATAGAAAGTCATTGCACACATCCGTGCTTCACGAAGCGCCGCGTTCGCAGTCTTCGCATCCAGTTTGTACGGCAGCTGCATCTGGTGTTTCGTGTAGCTGTCAATGCCAAACAGCATAATACTGAACTTTGCCATGGTCTATTTTCGCTCCTTCCAGTTTTTAAGTTCCAAGCCCTCCGAGATAATATCAACAATCTGCCATCCAATCATGATGGCTAGTTCCAGCATTACGCATACGAGAAATGCGACCCCAGCCCACATTAAGATTCTTTCTGCCAGCTGAACTATCGTTTCCATTTTCTTTTTCTCCTTTATTTTTATTCAGCATTTCCGGGCTTGAACCGGGCGGGGCCTTTCCCATGCTCATATAAAAAGAAGCCGCCGCGCCGGGCGGCTCCATGTTTTCCCTATGCTTATTTCCCCATTGGCTTGTATACGTTCCAGCACTTCATATTGTCGCAAAAGCGTTCTGTGCCAATGATTTTCAGCGGTTTCCCGCAATAAGGGCAAAATGTCGGTTGCTTTTGGTCTTGTTCCCCCTTCGTTCCGCCTTCCTGCATCTGATAGATTACACACATGATTGATCCCGGTTGGATATACGTTTCGCACCGGTTTCGAGCTTTGCAAGTATCGCACCCCATCTTCTTTTTTCCCCCCTTTTTTACAGTTCATCACCCCATGCGTCCCATCCCGGCGCACGCTGGCGTGCAAACAATTCGATACGCGGCACATCACCTACCAGCTCAACGATCCGTCTGCGGGTTTCATCCGGTTTTGCACTGTGTTCTTGTATTGGCGATTCTATTACTTGATGCACGGAATGGCTTTTTATGAAGTTTTTGGCTTTGAAACCATGCGTTACACCCAGCAGGCAAACTTCCGCATTTGCACGAGTATAAGCACCCATGCCCCAGAAATTCCCACCCGATTTATATTTTTTGATCCAGACGAATGCGGCAGTTTTATACTCAAAACCCCACGCTTGCATAACTTTCAGTGCATCCGGGATCTGCGGAAAGGTCGCCCACATGAATACCACACAACCTTGCCCCCCCCCGCAAGCTGGCGAACTGGTAATGCACAGATATCTTCGACCGGCATTGTATGATAGTGCTGTTCTGCATTTCCTCTGCTTTTTGGGCCAGTTCCGTGCTGCCTGTAGCTCCACGGTGGGTCCGCATAAACCACAGAATACTTTTTATTCGGAAAATTCATTCATCTTCCTCCAATATTTCCTCCATGCTCAACTGCCCGCTTATGTTATCATCTTCCATCCACCAGCGGAACACGTCTATGCCTGTTTTCCAGTCGCACGGCAAGCCTTTTGCTTTTCTGGCATCGAGCATTCGCCCAAACGCCGAGATGTACATTTTCTCGTAGGCAGGCCAGCGCATAAACTCACGCTGTCTGCCCCCCCTACCAGCCATAGGACAGCCGATGCAGCCAACACGCTTCTGTCCTTCGCAATACAGCGGATTAACAGGCAAGCGTTCGCTGTGCGTGTAGTCCCATACATCATTGTCAGACCAGTCCACAATCGGATTGACGGTCATTTTACCATTGATGTTGCACGTTTCAAAAAGCTGCCTTTTTTCATCATTGTCTCCCATAAGGATGATGCGCTTTTCCTTGTCGCGATGGTTAAATTCCATCGTTCCTCGGTTTTTCTTTCTGTTTGTTGATTCAGCCCAGCGAACGCCGGTAGCAATAAATCTATCGCGGCCAGTATTTTCTTTGAGAACGGCACAGCAATACCGTACAAGTCTTGTCGGCGGCATCAGCTTTTGCGGAATCAGAGTCCACATGGACACGGGCTTGTCCTTGTATCGTGGCATGACGATGGAGCATTTGATTCCCCGTTCTTCCATCGCCTTGAACTGCTCACGGATAAAATAGACCGTCTCCGGCGCATCTGCTGTGGTATGGCTGTTGACCACCTCAAAGTTGATTCCTGCACGTTCAGCCAGCGCCACAAGCACCTGTGAATCCTTGCCGCCAGAGTATGTGACCATTAACGGCTTCTTGTAACGATGCTCGGATAGCCTTGCAGCGTCCTGCAACCGTGCGATTGCAAGCTGTTCTTTATCCATCACTTGACCTCTCTTATAATCCACACCCGGTGTTCACCGTATCCTTCCCAGTTCAGCGCATCATCATGACTGCCAGAAACAGCCACGTCCAGCTTGTTGCTCTGAATAGCTGCACCGCGATCCTGCACAACGCGCACGCCAATGCCTTCTATGTACAGAACCGTTCCAAATGGCAGGCTTTCGTCTGCCGCAACGGTCAGCCCCGCCGTCACCGGTGCGCCACTGGCGGTGATGCCGGTTCCTGTGCCGCAAATGTGCTGGTATTCTTCTGTACAGTATGCCGTGCACAGAAATTCCCCGGCATATTCCTTTGTCAGCCCATCCGGCAGGGCATTTTCATTGGCGGCAGTCTGTAACTGGTCGATAACTTCTTCATCCTGAATTGCTCTGTCCTGCCAGTTTGCCAGACGGGCGGAATAGATAATACGCTGCCCTTCCAGATCATCAATGCGTCTCTGCATCACCGCAACTTTTGTGGCATTGACAATTTCCGCCGCAAAGAACAGTACCAGAATTGCCTTCGTTTTCGCTGTCATTTCCAAACCTCCTTTTCGTCACCGCGATTGGAAACTCTTCTATCTCACTTGCCCAGCGTGCCGTGCCTTTCCCGTATGTAGTCTCCCACACTAGAGGAAAGCCACCGATTCCGTCAAACAAGCTACCCAGCGTTGCGCCCGCCGGAAGGTATT